ATGGCTACAGCTCCCAAGACCGGCGGCATCCACGCCCCCGTCCAGCCCTCTCCCGAGCTCGGCGAGATCGTCGGCAACGACAAGCTGCCGCGCAGCGAAGTGATCAGCAAGGTGTGGGTCTACATCAAGGCCCACAACCTCCAGAACCCCGAGAACAAGCGCGAGATTCTGGCTGACGAGAAGCTGAAGAAGGTCTTCGGGCGTGACAAGTGCACGATGTTCGAGATGAACAAGTACATCTCGCAGCACGTCAAGGCCTAACCGCCAGCACTGCACGGCAAGCGGCGACGGGGCATCGACAGCGATACCCGTCGCCTCTTGATACTCTATACCCGACTACTGTTACCTGATGGTGGCTACTTGGTCGCCCTGGCCCCTAGCGGCCCCACAATGCCCCTTGGCAGATCGCGAACCAGACGCTTGATCACCTCATCCGACCGTCGTACTGCGCAACCGGATGCCCCCGTAGCTCAGCCGGATAGAGCGACGGTTTCCTAAACCGTAGGCCGCGTGTTCAAATCTCGCCGGGGGCACCAGCTTTTCCGCCATTTCTTGAACCTTCCAACTGTAGCTCTTAGGAGCATAGGGGCCTACCATTCGAGCGCATCCGCGGCGGTCGATAGGAATTGCGGAGCGAAGCGAGCGTACACTCTCTCGGTTATGCGGCTGTCGGTGTGGCCCAGAAACTGCGCGATCTGCGTCATCGGAACCGCCTGCTCAGCCATCCAGACGGCGGCGCTATGCCGGAGCATATGCGGCGTGGCCTTCAGGCCCGCGCGAACGCAAGCCGCGGCGAACCCCTTCTTCACCGACCCGATCTTCTCGAGCCCGTGCTCGATCACATAGTCGGACAGCGCGCCCGCCTTGGCTTCCTCGAGCGTGGCGCGCAGCTGGGCGTTCATCGGCACGGTCGCGCGGTACTTGCTGGTCTGCACCCGATCGACAGGGTTGAGCGTGATCAGCCCGCGCGCGAAGTCGACCTGATCCCATTTGAGATCGAGCAGCGCGTTCGACCGCGCGCCTGTGCCGACCGCCAGCTTCATGAACAGCTGAACGTGCGGCCGAACCGCGGCGTCGACCAGCTTGCGAAAGTCCGCCTTCGAAAGGTGTCCGACCTGAGACGCGGGCAGCTTGGGCATTTGGATGAATGGCGCGGCCGTGATCATCTTGTGCTTGGCCGCCCAGTTCAGCGCGGCCCGGATCACTGCGAGCTCGTTGCGGACCGTGATCGCGCGGCAGTGCGCGCGGCGCGCGCGGTAATCCTCGGACGCCTGGATATCGACCCGGCCGATCGGCAGCTTATCCCAGAACTCCTGCGCCGCCTTCCATGCCACCTCGGCGCGCTTGATCGACAGCATCCCCGCACGCGCCTTCAGATAGGCTCGCACCGCCTCGCCGACGGTGTCCGCCTGCCCGCCTACCGCCCGCCGTTGCCAGAACGCGCGCGCTGCGGACTCGCCTGACGATCGATCAGTCGTTCCAAGCGAGTGCCGGTGTCGTTTGCCGTCTTCGAACCAGACGATGGCGAGGACGCCTCGGTATCGTTGGATGCTATATTCTGACATTCGTAACGCTCCACCTCTTCGGCGCGGACCCTGAGCAGCTTTCCGCCCAGCTTGAAGGCAACCAGATTTCCGCTGTGAATCAGGCTGTAGATTGTGTCGGTCCCGCAGCCCCACCGATCGGCGAGGCCCGTGACGTTGAAGACGGCGGCTGTCATGGCTGCGCTCCTTTGGCGGTGATGGTGTGGTCGGCGGCGCCGGAGGCGACCTCCCCCGCCGTCGCCCCCTGCTCAAGGTGGTGGCGGACTGGCAGGTATCGCGCGCGTCGTAGTGCTGATCGGGTGCGCGCGTCGTTGCGCAGAACCGGCCCTGCATCGCCATCGATCATTCCAGGGGCGGGCTGGACGGCAAGCCGCTCGACCACCGACCAAGGCACCGGCCAACGATCAAGCGCGCGGGCGTGCCGATACCGGCGCTTGGCATAGTAGCCAGCCTGCGCGGATAGTTGCTCGGTGCTATACTGACCGGCCCACGGCAGGGGATACGCATAGCCCGCGTTCTTCGGGCGCCACAGGGTGATGTACGGGTTGCCCCGGAACTCCAGCCGCAGATCGACGATGGCGTACGTCGCCGCCACGTCTGCAACAGCCCCCGCCTCGGTGTTGGTGGTCGGGTTCATGGTCATGCTGCGAGTCTTTGCGATTGAAGTTGGGCGATCATCTGCTGGCCGATGTGGCGGGTATATGCTGGGGGGATGGCCTCGCAGATCTCGGCGAGAGATGCCCAGGGCATACCCATCGCTTCACGGCCATCTACAACCGTGAACTCGGGGATTGTCTTGTCGTACTTGCGTCGGCTGTCTCGGCATCCTTCGCCGTAGATGCCGATCGTCGGTGACGTGTGTTGGCATGGACCTGCGCCCATCAATAGCCAGTTGGTCTCAAACTCGCGGTGACGACGCAACTGCGCGCCCTTCGCGCCAAGCCCGAACATCGAGCCACAGAGCTTGACCGGGTTCAGCAACGGCGAGCCGCTGACGTTTTCGATCACATAATGGAGGCCGGTCGCAATCAGGCGTTCCCGAGTGCCAGGTATCAGGTCCAGATGTGGTCGGGCGTCGGGCATCGTCTTCATGCTGGTGTGCGCCTGACATGGCGGCGACGCGTGGATCGCCGCAAAACCGTTGGCGCGCACCCATGCGACAAAGTTTTCGACCGGATCGACCATTATGTCTGCGCGGATGAACTCGAACGGATACCGCGGTTGGGCCTTGATATCGACACCCACCACGTCAAAGCCGGCGTCGTGGTATCCCTTCGCGGCACCTCCAGCGCAGCAGAACATATCCAGCAATCGAGGGCGGTTCATGATGAAGCCCCTTCGTGTTGCGAGCGTGAGGTGGCGAACGCTTCGACAGGCAGGCGCAGTAAGGCGCGCTCGAACCTGTCAGCATTCCAGAACGGGTCGCCCCAAGGGGTCGGCACGCCGATATCGTACCCCGTCTGCCCATCACGCTCGGCGACAGCATGCACCGGGTAGCTCTTGCCGCGCACAAGCATGTCGTCGGCGTACCCGTTGTCCATATACCACGCCGCCCAGTCAGGCCGCGAGGTGGCGTCGACACAGCGAACCGTGTCGCCAGCTTTGATCGGCGTCATGCCTTCCCCCCTCCCTGCGACAAGAGGCGGATGGCGGCTGCGCCAGCTTCGGCTTCCATCTCACAAGCAACGCGCATGTCACTCATACCGATCTCGTCTGCATAAAGTGATTTGATACGAGACACCCGAGCGTCCAGCACCTTCGCAGACGCCTCGACTCCACGAGCAAACGCTTCGTCATTCGCTGCCGCAACGGTGGCGAGGGAAGCTAGGTCTTGTTGACGAACCTCAAGCAACGCTTCGTGCTGCGTCCGCCATTCGTCACGATCCGCGAACAAATCGTCGAAAGACTTTGTAATGACCGCCAGAGAGTCGGCAATAGCTTCCTTGGTGAGACGGCGTACGGCTTGATCCAAACTCTCATTCCGAAAAGACCGCTCCACCTCCCCCGGCGCTGGCAGTGTCTGCGGGGAGAGGGCGGTGATTGCGCCAAACAAGTCCATGAGGGCTCGAAAGTTCACCTCGACATTGTCGCCACCGGCTGAAATTTGGCTATCGCGAACGCGAACACGCGCCGCTTCCACCGCCTGCAACTCGGGGCTCGGATTGGGATTGGGGGTCATGCGAGATGCTCCGTGTGGATCGTACGCAGCCGCCAAACGCCATCGGCATGAGTGGCCCGCGCGTTCGGACGGTCGAAGTCGGTGCGGGGGTAGAGTTGATCCAACTCTTCCGGCGTGATCGCGTCCTTGCTACCGTCTTTGCTATACCAAAAGAGATAGCTCGCCGGATACCAAGCGCACGACACCAGCACGCGCTCGCGAAACAACGTCACGTCCCAGCTATGCGCCGCCATGTTGGCCGCTTCGTACCGCACACGGTCAGGGAAAGACGCCAGCTCCCGCGCCCATGTGTCGGCGTCGAGTTCGTCATCTTTGCTATGGCCGTGACGACTTCTCGCCAGCGCCAGAACTGCCCCGCTCATGCCCCACCTCGGGCGTTGAGGGCGGCGCGGACAGCATCGTGCCACGTGTCCTGAACGGCTTGGCGGCGCTGCGTAAGATCGCCGAGCGGTTCGTCAGCCACCTCGGCATAGATGGCCGCAGCAATCTCGCGAATGCGCGCGTCCTCCGCTTCTCGCGTCTGGGTGGCATCGGGAACTGACGCGGAGAGCAATGCTTCCATTTCGTTCAGATGCGCGGGAGTCGGTCGTTCCTCGTCGTCATCAGCGTCGCCGATGGTTTCAAGCCATGTCGCCCAAGCACCCGTGTACCATTCCCGAAGCTGCTCGACTGGAACAGCGCGCGCACCTTCGCCCGACTTGCAAGGAAGGAAGGCAGCTTCCGCGAGCATGCCGAGCGCGATCCAGGTCGGCACCTGCATGAGGTTGCCGCGCATCAGATCATCCGCCATCGCGCCGTAACCGTTGCGGCTATCTTCCCGACCAATCGCGAAAAACAGGTTTGCCATCTTGGCGCGCGCGGCCGCATAACGCGGGTCGTTCGGATCGGGCAGCTTCACAGCCTCCGGCGCAGCTTGATCAACCACGGGCATATCCCTTCTTAGGTTCACGGCACCGCGCGCAGAGACCGTTGACGATCCGCTTGCTGTCGGTGAGGCAGTTGTCGCATTCGCCCTCGACGCCTGGGTCAAACGGCGCGGACGTCGCGGCGATGATGCTGCGAGCGAGGTGCGCATCGACGAACTCGTTCGCGAGATCCGCGTTATCAGCCACGGTGCACCTCCGCGGCGTTCCAGCGAGCGGCCGGCACGTAAATGCGGCCGCGACCGCGCACGGAGACCAAGACGCGATCGCCATCCGTAGGCGAGCCTGGTGCCAGGTTCGCCAACAGCGAATGACCGGGGGCAATCTCGACCCGTCGGTACTGGCTGCCCATTACGACGCCTTGCGGGTTAGCTGAGGATCGGCCTCGACGATCGGCAGCGGGGTATGACGAGTCCTGAGGGGCAGGACCGAGGCAGTCGGGGAAGCGGGGCCATCGCCGAAGATCACTGCACCGCAGGCGCGGGGCCAGATGCGAGACCAGTTCGGGACTAGGGAATCGTAGAGGGACCAGATGCCGCATCCGGCCATTGCGATCAGGCAAACGCACCCGACCGAGTGCATGAACAGGTTCCACGTCATCGACGATCTCCGCGGTTGAGGATTGCGAGCATGAGCTCGGTGAGGGTCTGAGGGTCGACGCGACCGCAGAGGTCGGGCACCGGGGGAAGCGGGCGCGGGATCAGTAGCCACCCACGTAGGTCGAGACCTTGCGCGGCTTGGCGCGGGGGTCGGGGTACGGCTCGCCCTGCTCGAGCGTCGCCGCGGCCATCAGCACGACCTTCCGCTGTTCGCGCAGGGAGTCGGGCGGGAAGCCGACCTTCGTGACCTTTGACGGTGCGCGCAGCCGGCCCACGTCAGGGATGCCGACCGTCTTTCCGTCGACCAGCAGCGACCGGACCGCGGCGAACACCTTGTCCGCTGCCCATGTCGCTGCGTCGCGCGCAATGCCGGTCTCGACTAGACGATCGATCAACTGCTTATCGGCCACGGGGAAGCTCCATCCACTGGGTCCAACCCGACGGAAGGACGACCTTCGCCCGCTTGCCGTCTTTGGTGATCGCAAGGCACGGAAGCACAACCTCGACCTTCGGGGGCGCCATGAACCAATTGACCGCGTCGACGTCGCCATTGCGAAGTATCGTCGCGGTGCGGACGACAAGCGGATCCTTGCCCAGCTTCATGAGCACGCTGACCTGCTGAACCGTCCAGCGCGAGCCATCCTGTTCGGTGCCCTGCCAGTTCGATGAGGGGGTGCAGACCATCGTCATGCGCAGGCCCTCAGGTAGGCGACAGCGGCGACCCCTGCCCCGTCCATATGACGGCTGCGGCGCGCGATTGTTTCTGCCTCGATCGCCAGCGCTTGGTCAGCGGCGGCCTGGCGCGCGAGAACGTCGGCAGCGGCAGCGACGGACGCCTCCAGCTGCTCCATGTTCGGGCGGCGGCCCATCTTCTGGCGAAGGAACTCGTGCTGATCGATAATCAGGCGCAGTGCCGACGCGGGCTTGATGCCCATGCGACCGGCGCGCATCGCCAGCGTGTCACGGATCGCCGCGGCGTGCGCTACCGCGGCGGGCACCGCGGGGTGCTCTTCCTTGCCACGGAGATAGATCACCCGATCCTCGGCCAGCCGCAGCCGGTGGCATGCGGACGACATGTCGATGATCGTCTGATCAAGGTCAGGATCGTGGGATTTGATGGTGCGGCCGGTCATGCGACGTCAGCCCAGCGACCACGGTGCGGGGACTTGGCGGCATAGGCGGCAGCTGCAGCGACCAGATCGATCCGGTGCTTCGCCTCGAACGTCTTGGCGCCCTGGTGAAGCTCAGCGTGGTGGCACTGGCAGAGCGGGACCGCCTTATAGTCGGCGACCTTCAACGACGTGCCTTTGCCCCCGGCATGGTCGACGTGCGCCGCTTCCATGCGACCCTCGCAATCCGTGTCGCCGATCAGGCAGGGCCGGCCGCGAAGCCATTGCAGATGCGACGGGTGGCTGCGCTCGATCGCGGCCTTCCCGCTGTTCTGCCGGCGCGGGCGGGTATCGACGCGCATCATGCGCGAGCCCGGTCAAGGAAGTCGCGCAGGATGATCGCAACCGCGTCCTCCCCGCCTTTCCGCGGTGCGCCCATCCCTGCCCGCTCGGCGTCGTGGGACGCGATCAGGCACCCCTCAAGCGCGCTGGCAAGGCAGTGGATCGCCTCGTTCAGATACGGGCGAACACGGGTTTCGAAGTTCTTCCCGCCGCGCGCCAGCACCAGCAATTCGGGCAGCGCATCTGCGATATGCCCTACTGCATCTGTGATCAGCGGCGTGATCTCGGCGAGCACCGCGGCCGAAAACTGCTCGCCCGATACGTCTGAAGAAGCCTGCTCGGCCACGATCGTCTCCCGACAAGCCGGGATGGCCTGTTGGCAGCAATATGCGACATTCGCAGAATTAGGTCAACAATTATTCTGCGATATTAGCAGATATTGACATCGATCTAGTGCCGTGTTCTCTATACGTTCTCACAACGAGTCGGGAGTTCGTCGGTGCTTCACTATCGCGTGCTGGTTTTCGGAAAGCCTCAATCCCCTTGGAGGACCAGCAAGGAGCGCGCGGAGAGGGACGCAGAGACGCTGGGCGTGGGTAGCCGTGACGAGTGGGGTGACTTCTACCTGTCGGGTGAAGCGGACTTCGAGGAGGTCCACCAGTACGCGCTTATGCGGCTGGTCGCGGCCTCGCCCGAACCGTCCATGACCACACCCGCCCCAGTATCTCTATCGGCTCATCGCCGAGCTTGATCGCGGTATGGGCAGGATTGCTCGATAGGGGGACCAGCCGCGCTGGGTTCGCGTGGTACTCCTTGAACGTAGCCTCTCCATCCTGAGTGCGGACGACATACTGCGCGCCATCCCACAGGTCTCGATCGTCCGGGTCGATAGTGATCGTTGCTCCGTCTGGAACGAGCTTGTCCATCGAATCACCCTTTACTCGGAGGGCGTATGCACGCGGCGGCGTGTCCGGGTCGGAAACCGGGTGCCACTTACCCGAGAGCTCAATTGCCTGCTGAGGGGGCCCGGCGGGCACATCGCCGAGCAGCGGTATTTTGGGGAGCGCGGGCAGTGTCGCCTCACCCTCGTCGCCCTCCACCTCAGCACGCTTCGCGGCTAGAGCGCGCTCGATCGCGACCATCTCGACATGCTTGATACCGCGACCAGTTTTACCGAGCGATTTGGTCAGGTAATTCTCGGGGACGCCGGACAGTTCGGCTAGGTCCCGGATCTTTAAACCGAGGGCTTCTAGTTCGTCGCGGATTTCTTGCGGGCTCATCGTGCCGGTGAAGCGGCGATCTGCGATATTCGCAACTACCATTATCGCAGATTTCTGTTGTGGAAAGTCTGCGGATATCGCATATTGCTGATTATGCAGACGGTAGCTGACCAGATCATCGACGCACTTGGCGGGAGCACAGCGGTGTCCCGTATGATGGATGCGCCCCTTTCCACGGTCCATAGCTGGCGGAAGAACGGTGTACCCCGTTCCCGTCTGGCTCACTTGCGCCTCCTGGCATCAGTCGAGAGGCCCGGTGTCGACATTGACGTGATCGTTTCGCGCGCTTCGGCGTCGGTTGACCAGCGGGAGGCCGCGTAAGTGGCTCGCTCACTCATGCGTCCGCAGGGCGTCAGCAATTCTGGCGATTTCGTCGGCGATAAGGAAATACGCTTCGCGATTTCCACCGGTTGCAGCGCCTCGAACGTCGCGGACGGTCTGCTCCACCTCACGCGCGATCTCGCTAATGTTGCCGTCCGCGCGACCCACGTAGCCGGCGAGCCCAGCCATGATGATGCGCGTAGCCGCTTGTTTAGCGGCGAGTTCGTAAAGCGATTGGCGCAGATATTTGATCTCAGCGCTTGGCGTCGCGGGACCGAATGCTCTGACATCGGCAGCCCATTCTTCGAGGCCATCGGCAACCATTCCGACGACAACACTCGACGCATCCTGCTTCCGAAAATCGCGCGCAGCGTTTTCGAAGATATCGGCCATCGCGGATCCAACTCCATCAGCGCATTTGGGGATGAGCAGACTCGCAAAGCCCTTGATAGCGAGCCTGTCGGCAATGCGCTTGGCGCCGAGTTCTTGAGCAAGAGCCGTGGTGCGATCCAATTGGGCGCGCAACTCCATGATCTCAACATCGAGACCGTCCATGTGAACACGCTTTCGTCGGTGTGTGGAAACACGACGATAGCTGGAAGGGCGTCGGCCGCAAGTCGGCGCCCCAAGGCCTCATTCCTGATGCGGGAGGCGGCATAGATGCTGCTCACCCTTCCCTTCGAGATGGGCGCGCGCGTTGCGGCGGCGCCGACGGTTGTCATGCTGCTGAACGGCAAGTGCGTCGCCGGTTTCACCGTTAGCGATCCCGCGTGCGCCGAGATTCCCGCAGTGGTCGTACGCCACTGCCAGCGCTGCAACCAGGTCGGTGACGGCGCTGTTCGCGCCTGCCTCTCGCCCGACTGCCCCTCCAGAGATCGGAAGGCCGCATGACCATTTTGGGACGAAATTCGGACTCGACTCCTGGCACCGGTAAGCAGAACCTTCGCCTGTCTGGATCGGGTTACCCACTCACTACGGACGCACCCTGTCGCGGGCCGCGCTCCACACGCGCCCGCGGCTATTTTGCGCTGACCGTTGCCGGTCTCACCATCGCCTTTGCGCTGGGCCACGGTCACGCCAACTGGTCCCGCAGGCGGTTCATCCAGTCCCTCTTCACCGATGCCGACCTGTCCTCGTTCGTCGAGGAACCCCAGTGACCGAGTTCGCGTCCATCGGCCTGATGGCGGTCGTCATCGCGATCGGCAGCGCCGTGCTTCTCTGGGGCATCGATCTTTGCTGCCGGCACGAGATGTTCATGCTCGACCAGGGCGCGCGCGATCGCAAGTCGGACGGCCTTCGTGGCGGTGCTGAGGGTGTCGCTGTTCATGAGAAGGGCAATGCGCGATGACCTCCCCGGCAATCCACGGCAACCGGCCGGTCTTTTCCGCCTCTACCGTTCTTGAGGCCGTCGCGACCGAGCTTTCGCTGATCAAGTCGCAGGATCGCCTGACGTTCAACGACCTCGGCGCGGTGCTGGGCAAGAGCGAGGACCAGGCGGCGAAGTATTGCGCCGGCGAGGCTGACATGGGTCTCGTCTCGTTCGCCCGTGCCAAGCGCGAATGGAACGGCAGGTTCACCGGCGCGCTCGATCGGCTCTGTCACGACAGCCGCCCAGCTTCCGGCAGCGACCGCGGTCGCCACTGCAAGTTGCTCAAGGCTGCGCTCGCCGTCGCCGAGGCGCTCGAAGATGACGACGACGTGGACGCCAGCGAAGTGCGCGCCAACCGCGTCGCCATCGAGGACGCCCGTGACGCGCTCAACGACCTTCTCGCCAAGCTCGCGCCGCCCCTTCGAGACGAGTTTTAACGCCTAACCTATTCAGTACCGGAGATAATCAATGACAGCGCTCAATAGCGCAGCGCCGGTTGAGCCCGGTTCTGCGGACGGTTTCTTGCGGCCTTCGACATGAGGGCGACCAACGCCAAGGCTCAGAAGGCCCAGCTTTTCGCTGAGGGCGTGCTTGCGTCACACGTCGCGAAGAACCCCGGCCCCTTCAACATCGAAACGCTCGCGCGATCGTACGCGCTTCCCGCCGAGCGCGTCGCCCAGATCGTGAAGCGCAATGGAGGTTCCCATGCAGAATGACGGACGCCTATATTCGCAAGTCGCCGCCATGGCTGGCGTAACGACAGATAAGGCGATGGTGGCTTGCTACCTGTCCAATCTGGCGAAGGACGGCAAGACGCTGGACGAGGCCGCCGCGCTAATTTTGGCGCCGCGCAGCTACGCCCGCGACTACGCTCGAGACTGGGGAATCTCGTTCTCCGACTACTCGACCGCTTCTCAGCCGCTCACCCTGACTTGGACGAAGGTCAAGCGCGGACGGTGGGAATTGATGCTCGACGGATTGCTGATCGCCTCTGCGGACGCGGACGGCGCGGGTGGGTATAACGCCAAGCACGGCAAACCGCTGGCGCTTGCGGCATCTGGATCCGATGCAGAGGTGGCGATCCGTCGCCTGTCGGTCGAGATCGAGCAGCGCTCGCTTGAGATCTTCGGTGTCGACGATGTCGTGATCGAGATTGACCAGGCCGGAGAGGTCACCCGCATGGCACCGAAGCCGGCGGCGGATCCCGGCAAGCTGCGCCGAGCCCTTGCGGCATGAGCACGGGCAGCCATGAGCGGTCCAAGCTCAACGCGGGGATCATTTACGGTGCGCTCTTGCAGGCCGCACGCGACGGCAAAGCATGCCCAAGCAACAGCGACCTATGCCGCCTAATCGGTGCAACCAGTGTGTCGACACCCGGTCACTCGCTTGCCCGTATGGAAAAGGCCGGAAAGTTGCGGGTGACCCACGAGGGCAACGGCCGCCAAATCTACATAGTCGAGCTCGACGTCACCATCACATCGAAGACGTGGGCCAACACCAGCACCCGCGAGCGAGAGACCGCGCAGTTCGAGCGCACTGTCGCGCGCCTCACGCCACCGCCCGCGCCGGTCCACCGCGACCCCTGTTTCCGCTGTGGCGTGCGCGGCGACATCGGCTGCGAGCACGTGCCTGCGGAGGTGATCTGACATGCAGACCGATACCGATACGTGCGCCGCTAAACCGGCTCACCTAGATAACCTGCGGGCGGACTTCGACACGAAGCTGCGCGCGCGCGGCGAGGCCCGGCGCCAACTGGAGGCTGATGCTCTCGCCAAGCGGCGGACTCGTAAGCGCACCGCAAATGCGGCTCAGGCTTCGCACCTGATCGCGATGCCGAGGGTCGCCGCGCTGATCAAGGCGGGCAAGCTGCTGGGCAGTGCCACCGCCCTCGCCGAGGTGCTGGGCATCCAGCCGCGCAGCCTGCGCGCCAAGACGGACGCCGAGCGCGGCGTATCGTGCAAGGAACTGGAAGCCGTCGCCACCGCGCTGGAGGTGCGCGCCGCGGCGATGATCGAGCATGCCGCCAAGCTGCGCGCTGAGACAGAACAGTGATGATAATGACCGTTCGCCCGAAAAGGTCGGCCTTCGTTCCTTACCATGGGCGCTCATATTCTCCGACGACGAGAAGGTACTTGGCACCGCCGATCGAGATGCCCGCATTAACAATGCGCGCCGTCAAGCAGACGTTCTGCAACTCTTGGCAGATCATGGTTGCCTCTTGCACGCCGTCTTGGAAAGCCAAAGTAATACCCGTTTCGGTATGCGAGCCGATGCCGATTTGTCCGGATATGGCGCTTACCGACCAACCCGCCTTGTCGAATGCAACACACAGCAGCCGCGCAAGCGCGAGGGGTTCCGAGCCATTAGCATTTATAACAATGCTGCTTCGGAATGGAGCTAGTCCCGAAGCGAGTTCTTCAATCTGCTCCATGCTCAGGTTTCTGCTGGTCGAGAACTTGTACAGGGCAAGCTGCCGGCCGGCATCCTCAGCCCGTCGTGTCGCTTCTGCGGCGTCTGAACTGGCTAGTTCAGCCCTGCGGTTTGCCGCTTCAATCTTTCCCGAAGCTTCAACCCGCTCTTTAGCCGATTCCGCTTCCGATGCGCGCCAAGCGAGGAATGCGCATGCGGCACCAGCGATGCCTGCCGGAACAGCCGCGAAAGGTGCCACGACCCCTGCGATCGCGGCCGCTGCGCCGAAAACGGCGGCGGCAATGTTGAAGCCTGCAACTTTAGATATTCGGCTTTTAGGCTCTCGCATCTCACTCCCCTTCTCGAAAGCTCTACATTGGTGCGCGAAGTGAGCAACCACCTCATCTCGACGACCTACAAGCGTGAACTTCGCACCCCGATGCGCAAGTCCGTGATGGCACTGTTCGCTGACAAGGCGAGCGACGACGGCTCCGGAATATACGCGTCCAAGCAGACGATGGCGGACGAACTCTGCTGTTCAAAGCAAGCGATCCTCGACACCATCAAAGCGTTCATGGTCGAGGGCCTGTTGATCGAAGTCCGCAAGCGCCGTGTGGCGAACGGCTTTACGGTCGAATACGGCATCGTGGTGGAAGCGCTTGAGGCACTCCCACTGGTCAAGTGCCACGCCGACAAGCTTGCGCGCCAGTCAAGCGGATTGACCGGTCAACCTAATGGACCGGTCAAGCAGGCTGACCGGTCAACCGGGCTGACCCCACCAGTCCAGCAGGTTGACCCTAACCCTCCTGAACCCTCCTCTTCGAAGGCTACGCCTTCTTCGAGGCGCGAGCGCTCGGTCGAGCCGAAAGCCAAACCGTTTCGCATGCCAATCGACTGGAAGCCGGTTCGGTTCGCTGACGACAGCGTCGCTCAGGAGATCATCACCCGACGAGGTCGAGACTGGGGCCGGGCTGCGCTGGAAAGCTTCCGAAATTGGGCGGCGAACGCCGACGACAAAGACGGGATCGGGCGCAAGCTGAACTGGCAGCAAGCGTGGGGAAAATGGGTAATCGAGCAGGAGAGCAGAGATGGACAACGACCAAGTAACGGACGTGTGGGCGGAAACGGGCAGTCGCGGAGCGGTCACGGTCGCACGGTCGATGCTGCCGAGCGATTCCTCGCTCGTCGCGGACTTTCGGGATCTGAAGCCGGCACCGGATGACCAGTTTATCGCCACGCTCACGCCGTGCCTCCAGCTGGTCGCGCCGGTCGGCATGGACGAGGACAGCCAAGATACGTGGTTCGAAGCCGCCCGCCTGGCGCTGGATGGCATTCCGATCGGGTTGCTCCAGCGGGGTGCAGCAGCTGCGATGCAGAAGGCCGATCACCCTTCGAAGGTTGTTCCTGCGATCATGGCCGAGATCGGCGAGGCATGGGCCCGACGCAAGCGCCTGGCCGCTCCTGTCGCCGATGTTCAGGTGCCCGCCCTGCCAGAGCCCGACCGCTGCTCGCCTGCCGAGGCTGCCGAGATCATCGCACGCTTCAAGATAGGGCGAAGCGCGGGCGCGGTTCGCGACCCTTCGCAGCCGGCACCGGTGCCCGGGGCGACAGGCGCGCCCAGCCGCAAGCCGAACCGAGCCGACTATATCCGCCTGTTCGGTGTCGATCCCGGCGAGGCCTACGACGAGCAGATGGCAGCATGACACATATCTATAAGAGCAGGGGGTAGGACGATGGCGCGGGGAACAGGTCGGCATTCGTCGAGCGATTGGTGCATTCTGCGTATGTCGGGGCCCGGCACGCTTGGTCTGGTTGCGTCTCTACAGGATGCAGGCATGCACGTCTGGACGCCGACCGAGCACGTCAAACGCCGGGTACCTCGGAGCAAGAGTACCGAGCATCGTATCGTGCCATTGGCGCCAACGTATGCGTTCGCACGCTGCGAGCACCTCGCCGACTTGCAGCGCATCGAGCGCATGGACGTCTCCCCACACCCGCGGTTCTCGATCTTCCGGTACTACGGGGAGACGGTCTATGTGCCTCACCGCGAGCTATCGCCGCTCCGATCTCAGCAGCAGGATAGCTATAGGACGGCACTGCCCGCCAGTGGGCGCGCGCCGGGCAAGGCCCGCGGGCTGGCATACGATGTAGGTGACGAGGTAACGTTCACGACCGGCTCGTTCACGGGGTTCAAGGGGTTCGTCGACGTAAGCGATGGCCTCACCACCACCGTGGTCATCAACCTCTTCGGACGGGCGCAAGAGGTCAAGGTCGAGACTTTACAGTTACGTTCGCGCAATGTACCTGTGAGGAAGCAAGCTGCCTAAGCAGCAAGCGACGAGCGTGACCGGCTGGCGACATCGCCTTACTGCCCTCGTCCCCAACGCAGAGGCCCGCGAGGGCGCTCGGGCGATTGTCCTACGGTATGAGAGCAGCGAGACTGCATAGCGAGGGCGATCATGGCCGCACCGCAATTGCGGCTCACGACTGCTGACGTTGTTGAGTCTATCGGCATGCGCGTGCTGCGGATCGCCGAGGACATGGCCTCAGGGTCACGTCATCAGGGACGCAGCGAGCGCCTGATCGAGCAGGCTGAGCAGGCAGCCATCGACCTGCGGGCCGCGGTGAGAGGTCGCTGATGGTCAAGCTCAAGTCGCTTCCCAATCGCCTCGCCTCGCTGCCGTCTCGCCTGTCGACCTTCCAGACTGGCGAGCAAGGGCGGCAAGACGCCGCACCGTGGCGCAAGTGGTACAACACCACCCAATGGCGTCGTCTCCGCATGGAGATTCTGAAGCGCGATCGGTTCACCTGTCAGTGGCCCGGCTGCGGGCTCATGACCGGCGACACGTCGCAGTTGGTGGCAGATCACCGAGAGCCTCACCGTGGCGAGGAGCGACTATTCTGGGATCCAGACAACCTTCAGACGCTGTGCAAGCCGTGCCACGACGGGCCGAAGGCAAAGGCTGAAGCGCGCTACGGCGCCTAAATAGACCGGGGGGGGTGGGTCGAAAACCTCGACCCGCCCCCTGCCCTATACCGCATCCGTCACACGCGTGGATAATTTTCCTGTGAGCGTTCGGGCTGCGAACTTCCGCCGGAGGGCGACCCCTAATGGCGACCCGCAAAACTTCTTCGGACTGGGACCGGATCGAGCTCGAATACTTATCGGGCGAAGTATCGATCCGCGAAATTGCTGATCGGCACGAGATTTCGGACACGGCTATTCGAAAGCGCGCCAAGGCCGAAGGCTGGGTTCGCGCAGTTCGCAGGGCGCAGCCCGCGCGAACTTGCGAACTTTCACCCCGCGAACCGCGCGCGCCGCATGAACCGGCACCTGATGCATCGATCATCGCCGAGCGCGGACGTGGCCTAGTCGCCCGGATGATGGACGAGCTCGACGCCACCACGACGCATCTCGGCGAACTCGAAGAAATGATCGAGGAGATCACGGCAGGCGATCGTGGTGCGGCGCGACGTGACGGCATGATGGCCGCCATCAGCCTGACCGGTCGCGCGAAAACGCTCAAGGAATTGGCCACCGCGTTCAAGACGATCAACGAAGCCTCGGCTCCGCAGGGCAAGAAAGCTGCCCAGCAGGAGAAGGCCGACCAGATCGCCAGCCGCTTCCGTGGCGTCGGCCCCCCGACGCTGAAGGCGGTCAAGTAGCTTGCCGACCTGGTCAACATCCTGCCCTGATTGGAAGGAACGAATCCGGGGGCGCCGCTCACTAATCCCATTCGACCCGCTGTTTCCCAGCGTGGCCGAGGCCAAGATGGCGATGTTCACGTCGTTGCGGCTGATGGACGTTACGGGGCAGCCGACGATCGGTGAGTCCTGCGACAAATGGCTGCTCGATTTCGTCGCGGCGATCTTCGGCGCGTACGATCCCGACCTCGGCGAGCAGATGATCAAGGAGTTCCTGCTGCTCGTCAGTAAGAAGAACACGAAGTCGACGATCGCGGCGGGCATCATGGTCACCGAGCTTGCGCTCGGCTGGCGGCATGAAGACGAGAACCTGATCCTGGCACCGACGAAAGAGGTTGCGGACAACAGCTTCAAGCCGGCCGCCGCAATGATCCGCGCCGACGAAGAGCTAAACGACCTCCTGCATATTCAGGACCACATCAAACTGATCACGCAGCGGTCGACCAAGGCGACCATGAAGGTGGTCGCCGCGGACAGCGCTACCGTGTCGGGCAAGAAGGCCAGCCGTGTGCTGATCGACGAGCTCTGGCTCTTCGGTAAGGTCCCGACGGCTGACGCGATGTTCCAGGAAGCGACCGGCGGGCAGGCGTCACGGCCGGAAGGCTACACGCTGTTCCTAACGACGCAGTCTGATCAGCCGCCACAGGGCGTGTTCAAGAGCAAGCTCAAGGAATACCGCGCCATCCGGGACGGCACGGTCAACGCGCCGACGAAGCTGCCGGTGCTGTACGAGTTTCCGCCCGAGATGATCGCGGCGGAAGAGCATGTCGACCCGGCGAACTTCTACATCACCAACCCGAACCTCGGCCGGTCCGTCAGTCAGCCGTGGCTCCAGAACAAGTTCGACGAAGCCCAGCGCGCCGATATGCCAGAGCGGCAGGTTTTCTATGCGAAGCATCTCAATATCGAGATGGGCGTCGGGCTCTTGCACGACGCTTGGGCTGGCGCGCTTTACTGGCTGAAGGCGACGGCATCGCCGTTGATCTGGGACGGATCGCTCGACCACTTCCTTGAGATCGTCGAGGTTGGGGTCGCGGGCATCGACGGAGGCGGGCTCGACGATCTACTCGGGCTGACCTTGATCGGTCGGCACAGAGTCACGAAGCAGTGGCTCACTTGGTCGCATGCCTGGGGTCAGTTGGACGTTTGGGAACGGCGCAAGGATATCGTCAGCGCGCTCGACGGCTTTGTCGCCGAGGGAACGCTCACCAAATGCGATAACCCGACACAGGATCTGATCGAACTCGCCGACATACTCGAACGGGTCAAGGACGCAGGCCTGTTCCCCGAGGAATATGCGATCGGCCTCGACCCTGCCGGTATTGCGGCGATCGTCGACGAGCTTTCAGGACGCGGGTTTACCGAGAAGCAGATGCTGGCGATCAGCCAAGGCTTCCGGCTCTCCGGAGCGGTCTGGGGCGCCGAACGGAAGCTGAAAGACGGCACCATGATTCACGCCGCGCAGGCGCTGATGACCTGGTGCGTGGGCAACGCGAAGGCCGAGCAGCGCGGCAACGCGGTGATCATTACCAAGCAAATCGCCGGCAAAGCCAAGATTGACCCGCTCATCGCGCTCTTCAACGCGGTGATGCTCATGGCCCGCAACCCGGAGGCGGCAGCTTCCTTCGACGCTTCGGCCATGATCGGCTGACAGGAGAATATCATGCAGACGATCGTGAAAACGATGGCCCGCGCACCGGGCGATGACCCTCTCGAGTTCATCATGTCGGACGCGACGGTCGACCGTATGGGCGATGTCATCGTCCAGTCGGGCTGGGATCTCGGAGACTTCGTCGGGAATCCGATCGCGCTGTTCAGCCACAAGGCTGATCTGCCGCTGGGCGTGTGGAAGAACGTGCGGGTCCAAGGCGGTGCGCTGCGCGGTCGCCTTGAGCTCCTGCCCCGCGGCATGTCGCCGCGCGTTGACGAGATTCGCGCGTTCGTCGAGGCAGGCATGCTGCGCGCGGTGTCGGTCGGCTTCCGCCCGATCGATACCGAGCCGCTGCCGAACGGCGGTGTGAAATTCAAACGGGCCGCGCTGGTCGAATGCTCCGTCGTGAGCATCCCGGCGAACCCGAACGCCTTGGCGATCGCCAAGAGCCTCAACCTTTCCGATGACGTGCAACGGGTGATCTTTGGCGAGCCAGCCGAACAGATCGTCGCGATTGAGCGGAGCGGGTCCCCCGGCGAGCCCGCCAGCCAACCTCCAGTTCGAAAGCCACAGACCATGAAGACCCTCGCCGAACGCATCGTCGATGCGCAGAATGCCGTCGTCCAGCAGAAGGACGCACTGACCGCCCACCTCAACGATGAGAACTTCGACGAGACGGTCAGCGACGAGATCACCAAGTCGCTCGGCGAAGCCGAGAGCAAGCTCGCCTCGCTGCAGCGGGCAGAGGCAGCGCTCGCCACCAAGACGGCTGCACCCAACGGCACCACCGGTACCGTCATCGTCGAGCGTTCCGTCGACACCCGTCGCCCGTTCGCAATGCCGGCGAAGAAGAGCGCGGCGAGCGACCTGATCGTCCGTTCGGCCGTCGTGCAGTTGCTCAGCCACATCGAGCGGCGCTCGATGCAGGACGTTCTCACCGGCCGTTACGGCGAAGACGACAGCATCAAGGCCATGCTGGCGATCACCACCAAGGCGGCAACGGTCCCCGCGACCACGACCGCGGTCGGCTGGGCTGCCGAGCTCGTCCAGACGGCAACTCTCGACCTGATCGAGCAGCTGGTCGGCAAGTCGATCTACCCGGTCCTGCGCGACATCGGCGGTCGCTTCACCTTTGGTCGCAACGGCGTCGTCTCGCTTCCCGCGCGCTCGTCCGGCACGTCGGTTGCCGGCTCGTTCGTCGGCCAGGGCGCGCCGATCCCCGTTCGGCAGGCAGCGTTCAGCGCAACGCCGCTGACGCCCAAGAAGATGGCCGTCATCACCACCTTCACGCGCGAGATCGCGGAGAAGTCGACGCCGGACATCGAGCAGATCCTGCGTCAGGCGATTCAGGAAGACACCGGCGTGGCGATCGACACCGTGCTCATGGATGCCGGTGCCGCAACCGTCATTCGTCCTGCGGGTCTTCGCAACGGCGTGACGGCTTCGACTGCGACGGCGGGCGGTGGTTTCGCGGCCCTCGTCGCCGATCTCAAGGCGCTCGTTGCCTCGCTGATCACCTCGTCGAACGGCAACATCCGCCAGCCGGTCTGGATCATGAACCCGGTCCAGGCGCTCTCGATCTCCCTGACCCAGAACGCGGGCGGCGATTTCCCGTTCGCGGCCGACCTGCGCGCCGGTACGCTGCTCGGGTATCCGGTGGCCCAGTCGGCAACCGTTCCGCAGGGCACCGTAGCCCTCGTGGACGCCGCGGACTTCTTCACCGCCACGGGTGACGAACCGCGCTTCGACGTCAGCGATCAGGCTACGCTCCACATGGAGGATACGACGCCGCTTGCGATCTCGGCGGCGGGTACGCCCAACGTCGTGGCCGCGCCGGTCCGGTCGATGTTCCAGACCGACAGCATCGCGCTCCGCATGATCCTCGACATGAACTGGGCGATGCGTCGTGCCGGCATGGTCGCGGTGGTGACCGGCGTCACCTGGTGATGACCCCCCGGCCACCCCGTCGGGTGGCCGGATAACCTCGCTTGCAAGGAGAGGGACCCATGAATGACGTAACGAGCAAGCCAGCGGCCGAGAAGTCGACCGCAGGCGCCAAGGTCGACGAGGCTCAGCGCGCAGACGATGTGCGCGCGAACGCTGTCGCGGCGATGGAGGAGGTCGAGGCCATGCAGCCGACGCCGACTCAGGAGGAGCTGAACAAGATCCACCGCGGCGAGCCCGGCGGCTACAAGACCCGCCAGTCGAAGGCGGGCTAAGTAGTGGGCCTTCCCGTCACTCAGACCGTTTCGAGCCTGGGCGGCTATAAGCTGTCCACGCGCGCGGCCGTAGCGCAGCAGCGCTATGATGCCCCGCGCAGCGCGAAGAGCGTCGAGGGTGAATATCGGGAAGGCCCCTACGACCTACCTATTACCGGCGGGTGGCTGTCGCCTGAGGCTGGTCGGAACCTGAATTTCTGGCAGATGGGCTATGACGTCCAAAGCCCCCGCGGGTCCGCAATGGTCGAGGCCTGCGTCTCAGCCTATGCGCAGACGATCGCGATGTGCCCCGGCAATCACTGGCGCCGTGCCGAGGGGGAGGGCCGTGTCCGAGTTCCAAATTCCGCCCTTGTCCGGTTGATCAAGAAACCGAACGCCTACCAGACCATTTCTGACTTCCTGCTCAACGCGGTCCGAGGCCTGCTGCTGGAGGGAAACGCATACGCCCTCGCGCTTCGCAACGACCGGTACGAGATCACCGAACTCCACCTCATGGATCCGCGCACCAGCTTTGCGCAGGTCGCTTACGACGGCTCGGTATTCTATCATCTGGCGGGCAACGAGGTAATCGACCGCCAGATCGGCGCGGGCTTCACCGTCCCGGCGCGCGACGTGCTGCATCTTCGCCTTCATACGCCGCGCCACACCCTGGTTGGCGAGACGCCGCTCGCCGCGGCTGGACTGCAGATAGCGGCCGGCAATGCTGCCCTGACGCAGCAGATCAATTTCTTCCTCAACCAGTCCCGGCCTTCTTTCGTGCTGACGACCGAGCAGGTTTTGAAAAAGGAGCAGGTCGACATGCTCCGCGAGGCTTGGAATGAACAATCCAGGGGCCTCAACCAGGGCAGTACGCCGATCCTGACCGCCGGTCTGAAGGCGACGCCGATCGGCGCGAAGGCCACGGACTCGCAGCTGGTCGACATGCTGAAGCTGTCGGACAAGGCGATCGCGAGCGTCTACCGCGTTCCGCCGGCTATCGTTGGCGAGGAGGCCAAGGCGGTCGCGTCGACTGAAACGCTGATGCAGTTCTGGCTCGCCAGCGGTCTCGGCTTCGTCCTGAATCACATCGAAGAGGCGATAGGACTGTTCTTCAAGCTCGGTGGACAGCCCGACGAGTATCTCGAGTTCGATACCAGCGCCCTGCAGCGCTCGTCGTTCAAGGAACGCGTAGAAGGCTGGGCTGCCGGTACGAAGGGCGGAATCTTTGATCGGAACACAGCGCGTGCCGATTTCGAAATGGGGCCGGTCGATGGCGGCAACGAGCCATGGGTGCAGCAGCAGGATATTCCGCTAAGCGTTGCGGCAAGCGCGGCGAAGGAGCCGTCCGTACCGCCCTCCCCGCCTGAATCCGTGGCTCTGCCTGTCGAGGCTCCCGAGGATCAAGCGCGGCGATACCAAGCCCTGCGCCAGAAGGAAGCGAGCCAGATATATGGATGATATCGAGGTCCGTGCTTTCGTCGATGGCGCGCGAGACGCCGTGCGCAAGATGCTTGCCGACGTTCGCGTCGAGGCGGATCGGGCAGAGGCGCTCCGGGCAGCCGAGCACCGCGCGTTCATGGCTGAGAGCCGTCAGGCGGATGTCATCCGCGATCGCGACTTCGCCAATGTGATGCGCGATCTGAAGGACCGCCTAGCCTCCTTGAAGGATGGTGCGGCTGGTCGTGATGGCGTAGACGGCAAGGACGGCGCCCCTGGTCGCGACGGCATCGACGGTCTGAACGGCACGGACGGTGCGCCTGGGCAAGACGGCGCGGCTGGTGAGCGCGGTGCGGATGGCGCGCCCGGCGTCGACGGTAAGGACGGGGCGGACGGTCAGCCGGGTATAGCTGGCGAGCCAGGTCGCGACGGCGTCGATGGCAAGGACGGCCCAGAAGGCGCGCCCGGCCGTGATGGCGCGAACGGGGCCGACGGACTAGCCGGCGCACCGGGACGTGATGGGGCCGATGGCTTAAACGGAGTCGATGGCGCACCGGGACGTGATGGCGAGCAAGGCCCGCAAGGTTTGCCCGGCGTGGATGGGCGCGATGGTGTCGATGGCAAGGACGCCTACCACGGTGAAGCACGTGGTTTGTTCGACCCAGACGCGCAGTATCGCGCAATGGACACGGTCAGTTTCAACGGCTCGGAGTGGCGCGCCAAGCGCAATGAGCCTGGCGAGATTCCAGGTGATGGCTGGATGCTCTCGGCCGGGCGCGGCAAGCGCGGCGATCGCGGTGACCGTGGCGAGCGCGGCGCCGATGGCGCGCCAGGTCGCGCGGCTCCCGAAATAATTGCTCTGTACGCCGACCCCAAGGCGATGAGCATCGTCGCGACGAAGGACGATGGCAGCGAGTTGACCGCTGACCTGTTCGAACTAGCCCAGGTCATACGCACCGCTTGAACTTCCCATTTCCGGATCGGCTTGACCCCTTGGTCGGTCCCGGAACTCTCAGTCTACGAGGTGCGCGCATGGCTGTAGAGCCCATCACGCTAGAGCATGTGAAGACGCATCTGCGCCTTGGCACGTCGGATCGTGAGGACAATTACCTCAACATCCTGATCTCGGCGGCGCGCCGGGCAATCGAGAATGCCACCGACAGGGATTTCGCTGCGGACGTGCCCGCCCTCGATGATCGGGACACCGAGATAGTCTCGCAGGCGTCGTTGCTGCTCATCGGCCAGTGGTACGCGAACCGTGAGGCCGGCGCGGTCAATGTCACCGAGCTCCCGTTCGCCGTCCAATGGCTGATCAATCCGCTTCGGATAATGAGCGTATGACGCAGCTGACCGCCGGGGAGATTCCGGACTTCATTCGCATCGAGCGACCGGTCGCCGACACATCGCTTACCGGTGCAGGCTCCGGCACCTGGGAACTGGTCGATGAGGTTTGGGCTAGCGTCGTCGATATGCTGCCCAGCCGAGGCGAGAAGCTTGCCGAGGGCATCAATGTCGCCACTCGCCCCGCCCGCGTTCGCATGAGGGCGCGGGACGATATCACCGCCAGCATGCGGTTCGTCATGGGAAGCCGGATCATGCAAATCACTGCTGGTCCGGCTGTCATCCGACAGCGATCGGGCATCGAGTTTATGGTCGAGGACTACAGCGTCGCTGGCAACGCGGCCTGATGGCGACCTCTCGTGGCGGCAGTGCGGTCAAGCGCTTCATGTCGCAACTTCCCGCGCAGATCGAAAGCCGGCTCCTGATGGGCGCGGCGCGCGCGGGCGGCGCGGTGATCCTGGCCGAAGCGAAAGAACGGTCCATTTCGCAGGACGTCGACGAGGCGCTGACGATGAAGGCCAAGCGCGGCACCGGTCAGGTCACCGTGAAGGTCTACGTCAAACCCGGTTGGGCGCGCTCTGTCGGGACATGGCTGGAATACGGGACAGCCCCGCATTTTATCAGCGTCGACGACTCCCAGCGCCGCGGCATGTCGGTGAAGCGGATCAATACCGTCGGCAAAGAGAAAGGCTCGCTCGTCATCGGCGGCAAGTTTGTCGGCGCAACGGTCTTCCACAAGGGTGCGACCGCTCATCCGTTCATGCGCGTTTCGCTGGACGTGAAAGGCGTGGAGGCGGTCGCCGCGGCGCAGGCGCACATCAACAGCCGCCTGCGGGCAGGCCGTATTACTGGCGAAGCCGATGCGGGGGATAGCGAATGACCGGCGTCGAGATCGTTGGCGCGGTTCTGCGCGACCACCCGGCGCTGGTCGAGCGCGTGCCGATCGAGCGGATCAAGGCGGGCTCACTTCCCGACAACATCGTGCTGCCCGCGCTGCTTCTGCGCACCGTCAGTTCGATCGATCGGCAATGGTTGAAACGCGGCAGTGTGTGGCGGGTCACCGACCGCGTCTCGGTCGCAGTCCGTGCCTCGAGCTATGCCGACCAGATCGCGCTCATCAAGATCATCAAACGACTATGCGGCGGCCTCACCGGCAATATCGGCGGCGCGCTGCGCGTGTCGATCCTGACCGCCGGCACCGGCCCCGATGTCGGCGGTCCCGCCAACAGCTTCGAGCAGACGCAGGATTTCCGCGTCTCCTTCGACGAACCCGCCTGACAATCAAGGAGGCCACCATGTCCGATACCGAAAAGACCGTCCGCGCGACCGTGAAGAGCGACTTCAACGATGCCGGGACCGAGCGCAAGTTTGCGGCCGGCGAGACCCACGACCTGACCGCGGGCGAGTTCGAGAACTACCGCGCGGCTGGTCTCGTCGAAGCTACCGGCAAGGCCGACACGGCCGACACGCCGAAGCCCGCCAGGGCCAAGCGTCCCCGCACCCCGCGCGCCGCCAAAACGGCAAGCTAACCCGTTCGCTCGCCACCCGGCGGGCGACCATCAGCCGGCGTGACCGGCGTTACGTTACCAGGAGCAAGACCATGGGTTCACAGACTGCCGCGGGCTCGTCGCTCGCGATCTCGGCCGCAACGCCCGCCACGCTGGACGCGGCTGGCTATACCGCGCTCACCTTCACCGACATCGGCCAGGTCGAGAAGCTCGGCTCGTTCGGCGCCAGCTTCGCCAAGGTGGAGTTCCAGCCGCTGAAGGGTGCCAAGCAGAAGTACAAGGGCTCGGCCGACTACGGCGCGCTACAGCCCTCCATCGCGATCGACAGCGTCGATGCCGGCCAGACTATCCTGCAGACCGCGTCCGACGACGAGACGCAGAAGCTCTATTCGTTCCGCGTCACCTATCAGGACGGTGCGAAGCGGTTCTTCCAGGGCCGTTCGTTCGGCTCGCCGGAGACCGCCGACGGTGCCGACAGCATGCTGATGGCAACGCCGACGATCGAGATCTGCACCAAGGTCGTGAAGGTCGCCGCCACCTAAACCTTTCCCCTCCCGGCGCCCGCGACGCCGGCACCCTTTGCACTGGCTCGTCCCGCTATCGCGGGTGCGGGGCGGGTCAGTGCGCCATCCTCCCGCGAAGGATCTATCCCGTGAATTTCAACATTGCATCGCTCGCCGTCGCCGCCACGGCCGCCCTCCACCTCAAGAACCCTGCCGGCGAAATGCTGTTCGCCGACGACAAGCGCGAATTGCCGATCCTCATCCATCTGCATGGCCCGGGCAGCAAGGCATACGGTGTCGTCGAGTCCCGCCAGTCGGCGCGCGCGCTGAAGCGCATGCAGGACAATGACGGCAAGATCACCGCAGCGACGCCCGAAGAGCGCGTTGCCGAAACGGCCGAGGATCTCGCTGCGCTCACGTCGCACTTCGAGAATTTCGAGTACCAGCCCGCAGGCGCGAGCGAGCCGGTGACCGGTGAGGATCTGCACCGTGCCGTCTACGCCGACCAGAGCCTCGGCTTCATCACCCGGCAGGTGACGAAGTTCGTCGGCGACTGGGGAAACTTCAGCGCCGCCTCGAAGGCGGCCTGAAGCTCTACGTCCGGCAGATGGCGTGGCTCCATGCCACGCCCAAGCCGGATGCCCGCAGCCGACGCGGGCGCGAGGAACCGGCTACGGCGAGGCTTAGCCGGATCGACGATCTGAAGCGGAAGAAGATCAATCCGCCGATGCCGCCCAACCCGGCGCCGCACATCACGGACTGGCTCATCGAGATGGGTCTGACCGAGGCGGCCGGGATGGGCGCCGTGCCGATCAGTTCGCGTGAACTGGCGGCGTGGCAGGACAATACCAGCGTGCGCCTGGCGCCGTGGGAAGCGCGGCTCATCCGCGAATTGTCGAAAGCCTACCTCGCCGAAGGGCGGATCGCCGAAAGCGAGACCTGTCCGCCGCCATGGCGGGCACCGGTGACCCAGCGCGAGTTGGACATCGAAGAATCCCAGTTGCGCATGGTGCTGGGGTGATGACCGGGGAGGATGACATATGTCCATGGACGATTCCTCCCCGGCACTCGAAGTCGGTTTTGTCATCGACACCGGCGGTTCGTTCGGCGAACTGATCCAGCTGCAGGCGGCTATGGAGTCGACCGAGGCCAAGGTGCTCGCGGATGCCAACCGGATCGAGCGGGCCACGCGCGGCATGGTCGACGTCGCCGCCGCAACCACCAACATCGTCGCGTTCGGGAATGCCGCTACCCGTGAACTTCAGGCCGTCCGCCAGGCGACCGCACAAGTCGAGAAGTCGGGCGAAGCGCTGATCCGGTCTCTTGATCGCGAAGCTGCCGCGTTCGGCAAAACCCGCGATGAGATGCGCGCGGCCAAGATCGAGGCGACCGCGCTCGCGGCCGAGGAGCAAGGCAATAGCGACCTTGCCGCGCGGTTGCGCGCTCGCGAGTCTGTCCTTTATGATCTGAAATTCGCGGCCATGCGCAAGGTGAAGGCCGAGACCGAGGCGCTTGCCCAGGATCAGCAGCAGGCTGCGGAGAAGGCGGTAGCCGCGGCCGAGCGCGAGGCCCAGGCTATGCGGTCCGCGGCATTTGCGCATGACCTGTTCGAGGGCGCCGCGCGCCGCGGACTTGCCGCGCTTCGCGAGGTAGAGGCCGCGCAAAAGGCTGCCTCGGCTGACGCTGAGGCAGCCCGACTCCGCGAGGCGGCGCACGCCTATGGCCTGTTCGAAATGGCAGCGCGCAAGGGCGCTGCGGCTCAGCGCGAGTTCGAGGCCGCTCAGGCAGCCTCTGCCCGCGACGATGATGCGCAGCGTCTGCGATCGGCCGCATTCGCCCACGATCAATTCGAAGCAGCCGCGCGCCGCGGTGCCGCTGCCCTGCGTGCTGAAGAGGCCGCGGCCGCGAGCGATGCCGCGTCACTGGCGCGGCTGCGCGCGATGATCGATCCGGCCGCAGCGGCGCAAAGCAGATTGAACGACGAGATCGCAGAGGCGCGGCGCGTCATGACCGCAGCAGGTGCTTCCGCTGCGGAGCTTGGCCGCGCAGAAAGCGCGCTCATCGAGCGGACGAACACGGCCGCCCAGCGACACGAGCAATTGGCAGGCTCGGCGACTAGGAGCGCCGGCGCACTCAAGAACATCGCCGTCCAGTTGCCCGATATTACGCAGGGGCTGCTCACGGGGCAGAAGCCCTTCCAGGTGTTCATCCAGCAGGGTGCGCAGATCTTCCAGGTCGCGCAGATGAGCGAAGGCGGTTTGCGCGGCTTCGGCAAGGAAGTCGGCGCCCTCGCGCTACGGTTCGCGCCCGTCCTCATCGGCTTCGCCGCCCTGGGCGCCGGTTTCGCGCTGTTCAATCGGTGGGTGAACGAGGGCGTGAAGAACGACCAGCTGACGAGCGACCTCGGCAAGATCACCGGCGGCGCGAATGCGACGAAGGCCGAGCTCTACAAGCTCAAGGAGGAAACCGTCACCTGGGCGGACACCTCCAAGGCGCTGTTCAGCGTCGTGGGCAAGGACATCTCCGATTATTTCGTCGGCGACATGAAGGGCATGTCCAAGGGCGTAAAGGGCGTGCTCGACGACCTGACGTCATACATGCGCCAGGCGATGGCCGGCATCTATGCCGGGGTGGCCGGGACCAAGGCCTACCTTGGCGAGGTCGAGAAGGGCGGCGTCCTCGGCATCGGCAAGATGCTGATCGGTCAGGGCGATCCGAAGCTGATAGAGAAGACCTATGGCGCGGCCTATGATGCGGCCGACAAGTATCTGACGAAGCTCGGCACGCGCGTGAAGGCAGCGGCGATCACGAATGCCCGCGAGCGGATCGCCAAGTCGATCGGCTACAACGACATCCCGAAGCCCAAGACGGACAAGCACGCCGAGCAGCTGGCGCGCGATGCCGCTGCAACCGAAGCGCAGATCCGCAATCTGTACAACCTCGCCGAGGCCTATGGCATCTCCGGCGCCGCGGCGCTGGTCGCCGAAGCCCGGGTGAAGGCCGAAAGCAAGGCGATCAAGCAGCAGGCCGATATCGAAGCGGCGGTGAACCGCGAGATCCGCCTCGAGATCGCCCAGCGCGTGTCGAACTCGGCGAAAGCTGCCAGCGTCATGCGTGACCAGGCGCGCGTGCAGACCGAGATCAACGCACTGGTCGCGGCCGGCAACGTTCCGGCCGAGCGCGCTGCGGAACTGGTCCAGGATCGTATCGCCGATCTGCCCCTGCTCGCAGCGATCGAGGTTGCGCAGCAGCGCGGGCTGAAGGCTGAGGTTGATAAGGCGACTGCCGCCCTCAAGGCGCAGCAGGACGCGCGCAGCGATGCGAAAGCGGCCGAGATCGGTTCGTTCTACGCTGGCGCAGATCAACAGGCCGAACGCCAACTCGCGCAGCAGCGCGAGGAATTGCGCCTCGTCGGTGCCACGGACATGGCGCGCGCGCAGGCGATGGCTAAGCTCCAGGCCGAGCAGGCGCTACAGGCCAAGGGCTATGACCTCGGGACGGCGTTCGCGACTAACTATGTCGCCAAGCAGGTCGAGATCGCGGTCGGCGCAGAAACCAATCGACAGGCGCAAGAGGCATATAACGCCGCCTTGGGCGCGACCGCGGATCTGTTCGACACGATTGACCAGACCGCACAGCGTGCCGCGCAGGGCATGGCCGATGCATTCGGCAACGTCGGTTCGGCGATCGGCGACGCGCTGACCGTGATGACCGGCTATTATGCGGATCAGGCTCGGCTCGAGCAGGCGCATAAGGCAGCGCTCGACGCATCGAAGGGCGACCAGCAGCGCACGGATCGCGAAAACCGGCTTTACTCGTTGCGCTCGTCGTCGATGCAGATCGGCGCGTTCGGCGATATGGCTTCGGCCGCGAAGGGCTTCTTCAAGGAAGGCTCGGACGGCTACAAAGCGATGGCGACGGCGGAGAAAGCATTCCGCCTAGTGCAGTTCGCCCTGTCGGTGCGCGCGATCGCGCAGGATGCCATCGAGACCGGCACCAAGATCGCCAACAGCGTTGCGCGCATTGCGGTCGGCGCGACCGAGGCCGTGGTCAATGCGATCAAGAGCTTGCCGTTCCCGCTGAACATTGCCGCCGGCGCCGCAACCATCGCCGCGCTGGCGTCGATCGGCGTCTCGATCGCAGGCTCCTTCGGTGGTGGCAGCAAGAAGGATCTGGCGCCGACCAACACCGGCACCGGTACCGTGCTGGGCGACAGGTCGGCCCAGTCCGACAGCATCAAGAACGCGATCGACGCGCTGAAGGAGGTGGACACCTTGACGAACACCTTCGCCCGCGAAATGTCCGCGTCCCTGAAGTCGATCGACAGCCAGATCGGCGGCGTCGCCAGCCTGGTCGTGCGCTCCGGCAACATCGATGCGTCCGCCGGCGTGACCGAAGGGTTCAAGGCGAACGCGATTGGCTCGGTGCTCAGCAAGATCCCGGTCATCGGCGGGATCCTCGGTGGCCTGTTCGGCTCGAAGACCAGCGTCATCGGTACCGGCCTGTCGGGCGGTCCCCAGTCGGTGGGCAGCATCCTCAACAGCGGCTTCGATGCGTCCTACTATTCGGACATCGAAAAGAAGAAGAAGCTGTTCGGCATCACGACCAGCACCAAATACTCGACGCAGTACACCGGCGCCGATGCCGGGCTCGAGAACCAGTTCACGCTGATCCTGAAATCGTTCAACGACGCGATCGCCGCGGCTGCCGGCCCGCTCGGCGTTGCCACCGGCGACGTCCAGGCGCGGCTCAACGGCTTCATCGTCAACATCGGCAAGATTGATCTGAAGGGGCTCACCGGCGAGCAGATCGAGGAGAAGCTGTCGGCCGTGTTCGGTGCGGCAGCAGACGGCATGGCGGCAGCCGCTTTCCCCGGCCTCGAGCAATTCCAGAAGGTCGGCGAAGGCGTGTTCGAAACGCTGGTGCGTGTCGCATCGACCGTCGAGGCGGTCGGCGCGTCGTTGGACATGCTCGGCACGAACACCCAGGCGATGGGGATCGCGGTCAAGCTCGGCCTCGCCGATCAGTTCGACAGCGTCTCGGCGCTGACCGACGCCGCCAGTGCGTATTTCGAGACGTTCTACTCGAAGGAAGAGCAGGCAGCTGCCAAGACAGCTCAGCTGAACGGCGTGTTCGGTAGCCTCGGCCTTGTGATGCCCGCGACGCTCGCCGCGTTCCGCCAGTTGGTCGAAGCGCAGGATCTGACCACCACGGCCGGCCAGTCGACCTACGCCACGCTGCTGAAGCTCGCGCCGGCGTTCGCCGATCTGCAAACCTCGATGGAGGGTGCGAAGAGCGCGGCCGATATCGCCAGCGAGCGGCAGGATCTCCAGCGCCAGCTGCTCGAACTGCAGGGCGATACCGCGGCGATCCGCGCGCTCGATCTGGCAAGGCTCGATGCGAGCAACCGCGCGCTTCAGCAGGAGATCTATGCGATCCAGGACGCTCAGGCTGCCGCCACGGCCGCCAAGGCGCTGTCGGATGCGTGGACGTCGGTGGGTGACAGCATCATGGACGAGGTAAAGCGGATCCGCGGGCTTTCCGACGTCGCCGGCGGCAACAGCTTCGCCGTGCTGCAAAGCCAGTTCAACGCGGCGACCGAGGCGGCGCGCAACGGCGATCAGGATGCCGCCAAGAGCCTGCCCGCGCTGAGCCAGGCGCTGCTGGCTGCGGCAGCCGAGCAGGCCACCAGCCGGCAGGAACTGGCACGGGTGCAGGCGCAGACCGCTGCCAGCCTCGAGGCGACCTATGGCGTCGTGGCTGCGCTGACCAAGGTCGGTAGCGCGATCGCGACGTCGCAGGATACCGTCAGCGCCGCCCAGCCGGTGACGACCACGACCGCGGCGAACGATGATCAGGCGGCCGAGACCCGCACGCTGCGTGAGGAGCTCGCGCAGCTGCGTGCCGATACCAACGCCGGCCTCGCGACGATCGCCAGCAACACCGGACGCACCGCCAAGAAGCTCGACGACGTGACGTCGCAGAGCGGCGGCGACGCTATCGCCACGGTGGCAGCGGCATGAGGGTCGTTCTCGACAGCGGCACGTCGATCGAGCTCGGCGATACCGAAGCCACGCCGACGATCGGGATCACCGACTATAGCCGTCGGGTGACCGACGATTACGGCGTGACGACGGTCGTCGAGCGCGCGTTCTCGCGGCGCATGTCCGTGAAGCTCGCGCTGCCGTTCGACGGCGTCTCGACGCTGCAGCAGCGGTTGGCGAACCTGCGCGCATCATCGGCTCTGTGGGTGGCCGACGAACAGATCGCATGGCTTTCCGTGCGGGGCTTTTACAAAGAGTTCGACCTCGATCACGCCGTACCGCCCCTCAGCTACTGCACGCTGACTGTCGAGGGGCTCGCGGAGACCGCAACGGTCGCAGATACCGGCATCGATCCCGCCGTAGCTGGTACCTCCACGCTGCTGCTCCTGCAGCCGGTGACGATCGCCGACGCCAATCTGGTTTCCAGCACCGTGCCGGAGAACGACGCACCAGAATGGTCGGCGCAGACGGCGTATCCAATGGGTGCGCAGGTCATCAAGGCAGCGACGCACCGCATCTATGAGTCTGCCACCGCCGGCAATGTCGGCAACGACCCTGCCGGCGCGTCTGGCTTGTGGATCGACGTCGGCCCGACCAACCGATGGGCGATATTCGACCAGGCGCTCGGCACGTCGACGACGGCCGCCACCTCAGTCGCCGTCACCATCAACGCTTCGGTGATTCAGGCGGTAGCGCTGCTCGACGTCACCGCCGCGAACGTCCGTGTGCAGGCGACCGGTTATGATCGCACCGTGGCGGCGGGCGCGGGTGCGATCACGTTCCTTGATCTCCCCGCTGGGATCACGCGCGTCACCGTGACGGCCACGGGCAGCGCCGTCGCGATCGGGACGCTGCTGGTCGGCAAGCTCGTCGGCCTCGGCACCACGGAGGCATCTCCCAGCGCCGGTATCACCGACTTTAGCCGCAAGGTCGTGGACGACTTCGGCGACGTTACGATCGTCGAGCGCGCGTGGTCGAAGCGGATGACAGCCAAGGCGCTGATCCGGACGGACGCGGTCGACGTGGTTGCGAACCGGATCGCTACGGTGCGTGCGCAGCCATCGCTCTGGATTGGGCAGACCGGGCTCGACAGCCTCATCGTCTACGGGTTCTTCAAGGATTTCTCGATCGAGGTCGGGATCAACGTCAGCATGCTGTCGCTGTCGATCGAGGGCCTGAGCAAGGCACCGCCGATCGCACCGGTGTCGCCCGGTTCTGTAGCATGGCCGGACATAACCGATCCCACTGGCACCAAGCCGACGGACAATGCCGACGTGACCGGCGACAACACGTCGAAGGATACGAACGCCGTTGGCGGAATGCCCTCGAAAACCGTGCTCGACGCAGCGGCAGCCTTGAAAGCGCGCGCCGATGCACTTGAAAACGAGACCATCCCGGCGGTTAATAAAGCTGTCGCGCAGGCTGGCGCGAAGATCACTGCCGCCCAGGCCCTCGCCGATGCTGCCAAAACCAGAGCGGACGACGCCTTTATCGAGATCACCACCCGCGTAACGGAGGTAAATACGCGGATCGACAGTATCGAGGCCAGCGGCGGCTACGACGATACCGCGGTCAAGACAGAGGTCGGCCGGGTCGATAGTGCCGCGATCGGACGCGACGCCGCTCTGGGGCAATCGATCCAGACCGTCAGCGCTTCGATTGCTACGACCGATACGAACTTGCGGGCCTTGGTCACGACGAAGGAACAAGCGGCAGTCGGTCGCGAGAATGCCATCTCGCAAAGGATTTCCGACCTTATCGCCGAAGGCGGCGGCGGCAGCGAAGGCGTCGATACTGTCGCTCGTTCAGAGATCTCCCGCGTAGAGACAGCAGCGATCACCCGCGACGATGCTTTGGCTCAGAGTATCAGCACCTTTGAAAGCAGTTTTTCCGGTACCGGCGGAAACCTACTCAGCAATACAGCCTTCGTCAGCACTGACGGGTGGTATGAAGCCTACTCGCCGACGCGTCCCGAGTACGGGATCAATATCGCCGGGGATCAGTTCCATCCCGTCGGGGAGAACGTACTGGCAATACACCAGATCGGTCGGATCGAGGGGCAGGAGCCGTACTTCGACTGGACCTCGGCTCCGGTTGCGGTGACGGCGGGTGAGTTCATACAGTTCTGGGCGATGTGTGCCTCACATCGAGTTGATACAACGATCTATCTAGGCTGGGTCAACACGGCCGGTCAGGTCGTTGGCTACGTCGACGGCAACACGATTTTCACCCCAGGAAGCGATGCGTCGGGCAACAATCCCAGCTCGTTCAAGCGGTCCGGTGTACCATCCGTCGAGGTCCCTGCCGGCGTGGTGGCTGCGTATCTGCTTATGCGGAAGCATAACACCTACGCTGGAAGCAACCCCAACGACAGCTACGCCTGGTTCTGGCGGCCCTACATCGGTGTAGCTCGTCAGGGCCAGAACTCATGGAACGGGTTCTCATCGGGAGGCGATAGGGCGGTTCAGATAGCAACTGATGCTCGCATCTCGTCCGTCACCACGACGTTCACGAATGCCGACCAAGCTCTAGCATCGCGTATCGACGCGGTTGTCGCAGAGGGTTTCTACGACGACGCCGAGGTCAGGTCCGAGATCACGCAGGTCTCGCGGGCCCTGGTCGACCAGAACACATCGATCGGGAATACGCTCAATACCGTTGTCACCAACTTCAACAGCGCCCTCGGCGACACCAACACCCGCATCACTACCGAAGTCACCGCTGTATCAGATGCAACGCAGACGGTCGGGCAGCGCGTCGATCAAATCCGCGCCGAATATAACGATACCGTCGCCTCGGTAACGCAACAGGCCGGCGCGATCGTCAACCTTCAGGGCAAGGCTTCTGCCTATGTCCGGATCGTCGCGGATGCCGGTAATGGCCGGGCTGCACTTAGCCTATGGTCGGATCAGTACGGCGGTGCGTGGTCGCTTACCGGTGATGGCCAGATTGATGGTAACCTGACGGTCAACGGCACCATCACCGCCCGGAAGTTCGATCGGTTTAGCATGACGCGCGAGGGTACTGCGACGTGGTCGGGCAACATCAGCCCCCCGGCCGGGCAGACAGCAACTGTGCCCTGGTCTCTTGCCCTTACGCAGATCCCGCCGCTTGGCCGCTTCATCTACGAGTTCACCGTCGTAGTGAACTCCAATGCCGGTCAGCGCGTGGCTGGCACGCGTAACGGGCGGCCCTACTATGTCGATTACATTGGCGATGGCGGAATCACGATCGTCGCGGTGGATACTCAGGGCAACACCTACAGGCCAGCGGCAAACTCGTCGCAGGCGGTGCTGGCGACCACGGATTTCACGCCGACGTGGACAGCGACGATCCGCAACAACAACTACGACAGCGGCGTCATTAACGAGGGTGACTACTACAGCACCCAGATCAGCGCGACGTACACGATCACGTACATCAGCCTCAAAGTCACATGGGTAGCGATCTGATGTATCTGACCTACGAAACCAAGACGGGCGCGATCTGTGGACAGTCGACCAGCTTGCCGCCCGCATACCCCGGCTACTCCACGATCGCGGTGCCGATCTCGCCGGACCTTGACGCATCCTACGTCGACGCCGGGGCGATCAAGTCGCGGATCGCGATCGACTGGTCAACGATCGCGGGTGATGCCTGGATCAGCGTCAACGATGCCGCGGCCACCATAGGGTTTGTCATGCCGACCGCGGTCGGAGTTTGGCGTTTGCGTGCCGTGGGGAAGTACCGCGGCGAGCTGACGCTGACGATTCAGACGCCGGCAGAGGTCGAGGCAACGCTCGTCGACCAGGCGAAGAGCGAAGGCGAACGACGTCGGATGCTGGTGATGTCGCCCGGCGGGTCGAAAAAGACCGTCTATTCGCTGAAGCAATCCGAGGTCGACAGCTGGAATGACCTCGGCAGCACGGTCGCAACCGCGTTGGCCGCCTTCCTCGGACTGTCGCTGATAAAGCAAAAGCGGAAGTTCCGCTTCGCTATGGCCGAAGCCGCATTCCGCGGGGAGGCCAACCCCGCTGCTGCCATCGCGCGTTTCGCAGCAGGATCTGACGCGGCCAACGCTGAGGCTGCTCGCATCGAGGCGATCGAGCAAGCCGGCGTGACCGCAATCAAGGCGGCAACGACGATCGCGGCCAAGCGCGCCGCATACACCGCCATCAACTGGAATTGGTCGGCCTGACGGCCGTCGCATCCGAGGAATGACCATGAGCAATACAAGCTTCGCGGCCCAGGCGGTCGCGGCATGATGGCGGCTGACATCCCGCAGCCGGTCAGCGTGGGCGCATGGCTGATTTGCCTAGCGTGCCTGTCCCCGGCGGTTTGGCGCATCGCGCGGCGCCGCGCGCGGTCGCTGGACCCCATCTGGGGCGTCGTCTTCCTACTGGCAGTCAACCGCCTGTCGTTCCTGTTCCATGTCCAGCCGCTAATTTCGCATGGCACCGCTCTACTGCTCGCGATCGCGATGTCTGGCCTGACCTTTTGGTACCAGCGCCATGACCGATAGCACTCACCTTGCTGGCATGACCTGGGGCTGGGGCGCGGTCTTTGGTCTGGTGAACCTCGTCTTGGGCGGCGGTGCCTTCGCAGCTTGGCTGAAGAACCGGCCGGCCATGCAGAAAAACAAACAGGATGCGGAGGAAAAGCTGAGGGACGACCTGATAACGCGCGTCCAGAAGCTTGAGGCCGACAAGGCTGTTCAGGACGCCAAGCTTGAAGCAGAACGACTGCGCCACGATGCTCAAATGGCGATTATGCGTCACCGGGTGAATAATGCGGATGCGTGCCTCGACGCCCTGCTGATGCTGCTCAAGACGTCGCCCGACAAGGTCGCAGAGGCGGTGGTTCACATCGAGCAGATGCGGGCCCGGCAGCAGCAAGAGGTGGCAATCGAGCGCGGCGCGCAAGCGGGGGCGGCTATCGGTAGCGTCGCCGCGCCTGCTATCCCATAATCGGAGAATGACGATATGACGGACGTCGACCGCCACTGGCGTTACGTGATCGCGCTGACCCTGATCGTTGGATACGTTGGGCTCGCCGCCATCTCCTTCTTTCACCAGGTGCCCGCGAACAATACCCGTTTCGTCGACGGGTTCTTCACCGGTCTAGGGCCGATCGTTGGCGCCGCTGTCGCCGCTGTTCTCAACGTAGGGAAAGGTAACAGCGCGCAGCAAGATGCGACGATCGGCACCCTCGTAGACAAGCTTCCGCCTCAGACCACCGGGACCGGCCCGGCTACACCAGCGGAATAACGGCCCGCCTCACCGGGAGGGGCAATGGCGGGCCGGCTGAGGTCAGGTGCGATCCGACCGGTCAGCCGCGAGATAACGCAAGCTGAGGGAAAAGTTTCCGGACGAGTAACGGCCCGCCCTGCCTGATCAGGAGCGGAGCGGGCCGGCCAGTCACTTTCCGGGCACCTGGCCTCGTTCAAACGCAAAATTTGACGCTTGGTTCATCATTAGCGGCCCGCCTCGATAGCCAAGAGAAACACGAGACGGGCCGGTCAAAGCCGGGTGACGACCGTGACGGGAAGTTATCTCCCGACCTCGTCTTTAGTTCCGTAAAGTTAACGGCCCGCCTCAAGCGCCGGTGTCAACGCAAGGCGGGCCGGCCGGGGCCGTTCGTTCCCGGCACCCAAGATACGACCACCGAGCCGATTTTCTTCAGACAGGGAATAATAACTATGACGACGGCATCAAAGCCGGCGACCGCCCCTGCGCGCCCCGCGCGAGGGCTGACGTCTCCGGATAAATTCTTCGCGTCGATCCGCCCGCTGTTCGGGAAGATGACGACGGCGCAAGTCGAGGGCATCGAGGCGAAGCTTGCCGCGTTCGCCGCGCAGGGCTCGCCTCTGGCGTACGTCGCATACGGGCTCGCCACCTCGTTCCACGAGACTGCGCAGAAGATGCAGCCGGTTCCAGAGATCGGCCGCGGCCGCAACTATCCATACGGCAAACCGGGTAAACATGGCGGCCAAGTCGCGTACGGCCGCGGTGATGTCCAGCTGACGCACGACTATAATTACGAGCGCGCGGACGACGAGCTTGGGCTGAACGGCTCGCTGACGGCGAACTATGACCGGGCGCTGGAGACCGAGATCTCCGCGCAGATCATGGTGCTCGGCATGACCGAAGGCTGGTTCACCGGGAAGCGGTTCGCCAGCTACCTGCCAGCGAAGGGGCCAGCAACGACCGTACAGTTCACGTCGGCGCGTCGCATCATCAACGGGATCGACCGCGCTGAGAAGGTCGCCGGGTACGCCATGTTATTCCAGGCTGCGCTAGTCGCCGGCGCCTGGTCCTGATCTCTCACGCGAAGGACTGACCATGAAGAAGCTACTGACCCTCGCCCTCGCGGCGAGCCTATCCGCGTGCGCGGGAACCCCACATCTCGACGTGTGCAAGGGCGCTGAACTGCGTCGCACGGCGTACTCGACCGCGATCGAAGCTGTCGCCGTCCTCGAGTTCTCCGGCCGACCCGTGCCGCAGGCCGCGCTGATCGCGCGTGATGCTGCGCAGCTGGCGCTGTCGATCCTTGATCGGAACTGCCCGCGGGCCGCGCCGACTGTCACCCCCGCCGCCCCGCGCTGACACATCACGCCCTGACGCTCGCCCGTCCGGCCATCTTCCAGGAGTTATATTATGGGTTCTCAGACCGCGGCGGGTACGTCGCTTGCCATCTCAGCGACCGGGCCGGCTACGAATGAT